CAGATTGCAAAGTATTTTTACGGCAGACAAAAGCGGTAGAGCGGATCGTTTTGGTTTCCAAGCTGATGATACAATAGATATTCATCTTGAGCAAAACGGTGGATCAACAATTATCTATTCCACTAGTAATGTCTTTAGAGATACTGGCTGGTATCATTTTATACTGTCAATTGATCTTAATGTTGCACAAGCCAGTGCTGTACAACTTTATGTGAATGGTGTTCAAAATAATGTTACAGTTACATTTGGTCCATCTGCTGGCGCTTTATCAACTATGGATTCATTCGGCAACGCTGCGAGACATGCGATTGGCAAACGAAGTGCTGCAAGCGATAGATTTTCAAACACATATCAAACGCAGTGTACACTTTTAGTTGGACAGTCTATTCAAAACGGTGATGTATCTGTTTCAGACTTTGTAGATACATTTACATTTGGAACTAATGGTTCTCAGTATGTTCCAAAGGCTGATGCAGACATAGTTGCTCTTGCAACTACAGCAGGAGGAAATAGCTTCTGTTTAGACTTTTCAACTGCAAGTGTAGCTTTATCTTCTGGTGTAACACCTACGTCTAATGCTGGTACATTTAGTGGATCATTATCTAATTTAACAGATGGAAATTTTACAACTGACTGGCGAAGCACTGTTGATCCAGCAACTAGTGTAAGTAACGATTATGTAGCCTTTGATTTAGGTTCTGCAAAGGATGTTAAAGCTGTTAAAATTACTGGAAGAAGTTCAACAACTGGTAACTTTAAAGTTCAGTTTTCTGATAATGGCTCAGACTTTACTGACACTGGGACAACCTTTAGTAATGTATCAATAACAACAACTGCAAATAGCGGTATACTAGACCTTACATCTGATAATCCCGGTTCACATAGATATTGGAAACTTATTAATATTTCTAATTCTTCTGGTACTTCTGCTTGGGGTTTTCAACAAATTATTTTAGATTCAGCCGTTGGTAACTTAGGTACAGATGCTAGTGGTAATGGTAATGATTTCACTCTTAATAGCATGAGCAGTACTAATCAGACAATAAATACACCTAGTAAATATTATCCAAAAGTTTCTAATATTGGTATTCCTAGCGGAGATACTGCTGCAAACTATACCATGGGCAGAGGTAGTAGCCGTATGGTCTACAGCGGTGCTGACCAGGGCTACAAAGGTTTAATTTCCACACAAATTATACAGCCAGATGATTCGCCTATTTACTGGGAATATTATTTGGAAAGTGGTTCTGTTGGCGGCGCAAGCGGTGGCAGAGTTGGTGTTGGACTATGTGTTCCACATTTTAATGTGGGGATTGGCGCTTTTTCTGGAGCAGGGGGTAACAACCCATCAAACCTTAGAGGTGTTATCTATGACAATGGCTCACAAGGAGCAACTACTGGAAGTACACTTATTGGTGTAGGGGATATTCAAAATCTTGCTTATGAACCATCAACAGGAAAAATCTGGTTTGGTGTAAACGGTACTTGGAATAATGGATCAGAAGCTGCATCAACAACTTTAAATCCTTCTGGGCATGATTATCAAGCAACCGTGCAAGATTATGTGTTCTTTATTTCTGCTGCTAGGTCTACAGATATTGGTGTTTTAAATTTTGGTGACAATCCTAGCATGTCTGGCAACATAACTGCTGGAACAGAAACTGATGCAAATGGGCATGGTCTTTTTAAGTATGCTGTACCATCTGGATTTTTTGCTCCTGTTTCTGCCAATCTTACTGCATCAGACTATCAAGGCATAGATTATTTCAACGCCGTTCTGGTGACGGGCGATGCGACAAATGACCGGGCGATTACGGGGATGGGCTTTGCTAGTGATTTGCTGGTGTATAAGAAGCGGTCCGCAGCATTAAGCTGGAAAGTTCAAGACGTTATTCGTGGGGTCAACAACGTAATCTATTTTGATGCCACTAACGCCGAACAAGTCGAAACCGGCTTTGACACTATCAACGATGCCGACGGCTTCACAATCAACAACGCCAGCAACGCTAACGATAGTGGTGCAACATACGTGGCTTATGGTTGGCTTATGGGCGGTACTGGTTCGTCAAACACAGATGGCTCTATAACTTCAACTGTTACCGTGGCAAATGCAGGTCATCTTTCGATTGGAACGTACACTGGCACAGGTGCTAATGCAACAATCGGGCATGGTCTGACTGCTGCACCCGAATTTGTAAACGTCAAACAACTTAATTCTACAGCTAGCTGGTCTGCTTTGATACCCGCACTAGGAAATAGTAATGCTATATTTTTAAATCTTTCTAATGCTGCTCAATCTGTAGGAACAGCTTACTGGCAGAATACTGACCCTACATCTAGTGTTTTTAGTATCGGAACAGATAATGGAGTTAATGCTTCTAGCAGTACATATTTATTTCAATGTTTTAGATCAGTTCCCGGTGTGTGTAAAGTAGGCAGCTACATTGGAAATGGTAATGCTGACGGTCCTTATGTTTCAGTAGGATTTTCGCCAAAATGGGTCATGGTTAAACCATTTAATGCTGCTAATCCGTGGACGATCACAGATACTTCCCGCGATCCAATTAATGCAACTACTCGTCGGTTACACCCAAACCTTAGTCAAGCTGAAGCGGCTGATTCTTTGACTTGCGGTGATATTTTAGCCGACGGATTTAAGTTACGCGCATCGCATGGAAACGTAAATCAAAGCGGAATTACATATCTATATCTAGCAATGGCAGACCTCGCCGGCAACGGCACACTTCCCCCACTTTACGGAAGGTAAAAATGATAGCACTTGAACAAGATGGCGTAGTCTTATTCCAAGGTTCTTGGACGCGCCGCCTCCAAGAAATGACCGGCTTGCTTGGCAATAAGCAACCGCCGCTGCCGCATCCAACATCCTCTGGAACGCTTCGCGCAGTTGAATACGTCAAACCTTTATTGCTTGCGTATCAGAGTGAAGGCGCAGAAAGCGGTTCCTTAGACGGTGATGTCTGGAGAATAACGGTTGCTGCATCTGACTTGCCGCTGGATCAAGCCAAGGCGCAGGCCCTCGCCGAGATCGCGACAACGCGCTACGTCGTTGAGACCGGCGGCGTGATCGTCGCTGACAATTTCTACAGCACAGACCGAGACAGCCAGTCGGCGATTGCGCGAGCGACTGGCACGATCAGCTGGAAATGCAATGCGACTGTTACGCTCGACATCGAGCAACCAGACGGATCGACCGTCCCGACCGCATGCGTCAGCGCAGCTAGGTTTGCCGACAGCGACATGGACGCGGTAAAGACGGCAGTCTTCGCGCACGTTGCAGCAGCTTACGCCCGAGAGGCTGAGTTGATGGCAGCGATCAACGCAGCTGGCAGCGTGTCTGCGTTGCGTGCAATTGACCTCACGTCAGGTTGGGCGGCAGTGCCGACGACTGATCCCGGCGCATGAGCCGCGATCCCGACATCGCGATTGGCTCCATCGCTGCAGCAGGCGGAAGTGCTGGCATGACCATGCACTTGCTTGCAGACACACTCTCTCTCGCGGTGCTGTCGGTCAACCTGATTGTCGCTCTCGGCGGCGCTTATCTGCTGTGGCTCCGTATCAGAAAAGCGAGAAAAGAAATTGATGGAGATTAGCGCGGAAATGATAGTCACAGTGGGTGGCATGACGGCATCCATTGTCACGTCGTTTGCTGTTGTTAAGTCCAAGGTCTCGCAGCTTGAAGATGATATTAAGGAAGCGAGCAAGCGCATTAACGCCTTAGATGCTCGCCTCGACAGAAATGACACGGCGACTGATTTGGTGAGCCAGCGCCTCTCGGTGATTTCAGGGATGCTCGATCCGGAGAAGCGCGAAAGATTGCATCGATCGTTGGAGCGCCTGCAAGTTCAAACCGAAACCCTACGCCGCGACGTAGACACCTTGCAAAAAATGCACAACGGAAGGCACTTGCCTGTGGATGGATTTAAACATGATTGACTGGGCTGATTTAAATTTTATTCCTGAGGAGTTTGAGTGTCGCTGTGGCTGTGGGCAAATGGGCATGGACCACAACTTTCTCCAAACGCTACAAGATGTACGTACATCGTACGGACGAGTCATGAATGTGTCGTCAGGTTACAGGTGCGCTGCTCACCCCATCGAGGCGCGCAAGATCGAAAGAGGCGGAAAGCCAGGGTCGCACTACAGCGGCAAGGCTGTGGATATCCTGGTTTCTGGCGAAGCCGCGCTGGAGTTACTGCGCGTTGCACTAGCGCACCCAAACGTCAAGGGGATTGGAGTCAACCAGAAGGGCGCGCATTCGTCGCACTTCATCCACATCGACACACTAACCGAACCAAATCGACCAACCATATGGAGTTATTAAGATGCACGCTATTATCTCACGTTTCAAAGAGCCTTCCAGCTACGCCGCGCTGACTGGCGTGCTGGCTCTTGTCGGCATCAACGTCGACCCCGGCCTGATGCAACAGATCAGCACCGCGCTTGCCGCCATTGCTGGCATCGTCGGCTTCTTCTTGAAGGAAAAGGGCGGCGAGTGAGTGTCTGGATTGTTGTTGCCTTATGCGCTGGGGGAGTCGCGATTGTCGGCTGCGCCATCTGGATGGGGCGGAATCTGCAGAAGGGTGCGCAAGCGAAGGCTGTCGAAGAAGCGCGGCAGCGGATGGATGCGGTGGCTACTTCTGACTTGCCTTCTACTGCTGCCCGGTTGCGTGACGGTCGCTTCTAGCGTGGTTGGCGCTGGCGCTTCAGTGGCTGGCGCGTTCTTTGATTATAAGTCCTCTGAGAAAGGAGAGGCGGTGGTAGTGACGCCGCCTCTGGTGGACTACAGCCCGACCATACAAAATCAGGCTGCCGCTGAACTGGAGTTCATGCGTCCGCCTTGCGCTCGGGACATTGCGGTTGGTGAGTGTTCAGCCCTCAGCCGCATGATCATAGACTATGGTGACCTGCGCGAAAAAATCAGGGCTGTCAAGTAGATATGGCTACCCCGATTATTGGTAAAGAAAAAGCTCGTCTCTTTATCGAGACTGTTGAGCGTAAGTTGGCTCAGGGTTATCCCCCACCCGGAGTTTCGGTGCAGGGGAAAAAGGGCGCGTTGCGTGCTGCCTGCGAGGAACTTGAGATACCGACGGGCAGCACTAGCTCTAGGCTTGCCGCTTCAGAGCGAGCTTACCGTAAGGTCAACTGGTCGTTGAAAGAACACCCTAAAGACTTTGATCTGCCGGTTTTTCCTGAGGACGATATCGCGATTGAGGATATGCTAGATCACTTGTCCCGCAGATTTGAAAAGAAACTGGCAAACGAAGATGCTAAGACTTGGTTTGATGTTAAAATAAATATCGCCGGTCCGGTGGGTTTGGCCGTTGTCGGGGATCCTCACCTCGGAACGCACTGCAACATACCTCTGCTGCGGCGCGACATCGAGATCATGTCGCAGACTGAGGGGATGCTGGCTGTAAACATCGGAGATACCGCCGACAACTGGGGTCGGATGATCTACCTCTACGCCGAGGACGATATAAGCCGTCCCACAGAACGCAAGCTGGCACGTTGGTTTCTGCGCGATGCCGGTGTTCCGTGGGTCGTCTGGCTGCACGGCAACCATGACACGATGCATGGGGAGTTCTCCACGTTTTTGAAATCCGAAAACGTAGCGCAGATACCAATGGTCGATTGGCGCGCTAAGTTTAAGCTGCGGTTCCCGGGTGGTGGTGAGGTTAAAATCGACGCGGCACACAATCACAAAGGAACGTCGATATACAACAGATTGCACGGCCAAAAACGAGCTGCTTTATGGGACGAGGACGCTGACATCTACGTCGCCGGGCACCACCACACATGGGCTTTGACTCACGAGGAAATGGAGGATGGGCGTGTCGTCTGGATGGGTCGCGCTCGTGGTTACAAATGGGTCGACGAATATGCGACCCGGCATAACTTCCACCGCGACGAGCACGGTGCCACCATTCTATTCGTGATCGACCCCGTGGAGGAGAACGCCGTCAGGAGGATCAGCGCGTTCGCCAATCTAGAGGAGGGCGCTGACTTCCTGACGTGGAAAAGAAAAAGGGCAGCCCGTTAAGGGCTGCCCAGTTGCCGGTTCGGGGGAAAGGGATAAACCCCGCGCATCCGGTTGCGCTAAGCTATCTTCATTATACACTCCGGGCCGAAGCCGCTGTCAATGCTTTCCGGCCGGGTCAGGGCGCGGCCGCAGCGGCCGCACTGGCCTTCGTGCCGGATCTCCAGCGTCTCGGGGATATCGCCCTTGAAGAGTTGATTCAGGGTCCAGTCCATCGCGCGGAACGACGGCGCGTCAGGGTGGCCCTTCTTGCCGCCGGCGAGACGGAACGAATTGTCCGGTCGGATAAAGCCGAGGAACAGCCAGTCGCCGTTCCAATCATTGTTGGGGCCGTTCAGCACTTTGACGAACAGGATGCTGCGGTCGGTCTCGCCGGTCTCGCGGTTCTTCGGCGCGTCCACCTTGAAGGTGAACGACTTGCCGCTGACCTTGCTGGTCAGGGTGAATCGGGCCTTGCCGGCGAGGATGAAGTCGAGGGCGGTGTTTGCGTCAGTGAACATCGGTTGGTCTCCTGTGTTGATGCTCACAATATAGGGGGGATGTCAGTGCATGACAACCCCCCACCTGAATTATTTTCGCAGGGTCTCCGCAAACGCGCGCAGCGTCATGCCGTCGAAGGCTCGGAGGCGGGCAAGTTCGGCGCTCGTTAAATCGGTAGCCATAGCTCAACCCCTCCCTATTGCGACGGCTGGCGGAGGTCTTTGAACTTCCGCACCAGTTCATCAGTGTTGCATTTCTCCGGCCCGTAGATCGTGCCGCAGCGCTGGTGCGCGATGCTGAGATAATCTTGGCCGCACCAAGCGCAGCGCCAACGGCGAGCGGTCGATACGCTACAGCCGAGAAGGTCGGCGGCTTCCTTGTTTGTCATTTCAGTGAGCCTCCTTTCTGTTCATGTCCGTCTCCGGTGCTGGCAGTGGGGGCCGGGGCATCCGCGATGCGATCCGGCGAGGAACATCTCCGTGCGATTGCTCAGACACGCCCCAATCTCTCCTAATAGCCGCGCGTGTAAAAAACATCCTCGGCAATCCCGTCATCGAGGCCGCCATGTGCAGGGTTTTGGCATTCTCCTGCGGCCCTGAACTTCCACCCGCACGCGCAGTCGGACCAGCAACCGCAACCGATGTTTTTAGGCGTGTCGCACACAACGCACTTCCAATCAACGGCAGCGATAATTTGTTCTATCCCGTCGGTCATCGCTCAATCCCTATTGCGAACCTTGTTTGAGATAAGGGCACCACCCCTGAGTCGGGTCGTATAGCCAGCATCCTACCTTACAGGGAATGTCCTCACAATCTTCGTCGAAGTCGTGGCAGCGAAATTCGTCGGCAAGGGGGTCGAAGGCTCTCTGTTGCGTTAGCGTGTCCATGATTCCCTCCTTTATGCGGTAAATTGTTTGCAGCGCCTGACAACCCCCCACCTGAATTATTTTTGCAGGGTCTCCGCAAACTTGCGCAGCTCCTCAACCTTGTCAACCGGAACCCAGACCGGCACCCGCTTGAAGCCGGCCTCGATCTTGCGCTTCTCGTATTCCTTCTGCCTCTCGGCTCCAGTCTTAGCCATCGTGCTTTCTCCTATCTTCCTCGTCTAGCGCCATGACAATGGTGCGCGCATAGCCGGCGATATCTATGGCGCTGTCGAAATGGTCCGGCGTAGCGATTAGCCGCGCCATCTTGATTGCTATCAACGTGAGGGCGCACCGCACCGCAGGGTGCGGGCAGTCAGCCACCACGTCCATGATGGCCTGCCCCCTCATAAAGTTATCGAGGGGGTGGCCATATTCAGCCTCTCTGCGCTGAGTTATATCAGCGCTCTGAAGGTCAAAGGTTGAGGTTCTGCTGCCGTTCATTTAAATAAATCCAACTGCTGTTGGTTCTGGGATAACCATGCTTCTCGGCTCAGCATACCTCCAACACCGGGTGTGCTTGCACGCACCGCATGATCGATACGGCCTTCGGCACTCGCCTTTGGCCATCTCGACGCCACAATCTCATACACGCTGCGTCCGATGTGGGCTGCGCTTTTGTCGACATCGATCCGGCCATCCATCTTGTAAATAAGATGCTTCGTACTGTGGTAGGCTCTTTTTCCTGGGTTTTTGTGGTGCAGATCTTCTGTCACCGCCGCCGTCTTCCTTGCGACATAAACCGCTTTGCGTGTCTCCTCCAGGGAGGCGGACATCTGGGCCATGGCCTCCTCTAAATCAGATATCCGGTCGTTTAACTCCCGGGTTGCAGCCCTCAATTTAAACATATCTAGTCTCCTAAGTTGCCCCAGTTAATGCCAATACCACCCTCGACAAGTCGTTCCGTTGGGGCTCCCGGAAACATGTCGAGATAACCGGCGGTCATATCCTCCTGCATAAGCCGAAGGCATTCCTGCGCGTCGGAGGCCGCAGCCTCGTCAATCAACGCGTCGTGGATCGTGGATAGTATCAGTGTCTGCTGCTGCTGTCTAGCCTGACGCTGCGCGTCCAGCGTCTGCTTGTGCCGGGAGATGGCGCGGGCCATGACCGACAGGGCGGCGCGTTGGACAGGGTAGTTCGCGCACTTCGGGAGGTCGGGGCTCTTGCCCATGTAGATGGTGCCGCCGTCGACGCACCGGATGTATCGCGTTTTGGCGGCCTGCTCCAACATGATGTTCCGATATTCAAAGGCGTTGCTAAAGCGCTCAGCCCAGAAGTCGATATACTTCTGCGCCTTGGTGCTTGATGTCCGCATCGTGACGGACAGCCCACCGGCACCGGACCCGTAGATTATGCCGAAGCTGACGGCCTTGGCTGCGGTGCGCGCCGCCTTGCCCTCCGGTGTTGACTTGTCAATTGGGTGGCCAGCGATAACGGACGCCACCTCGGCATGCACGTCGCCGTGGACAACGTCGTGCAGGAGCTGCTCGTCTTTTGACAGAAGGGCAAGGACGCGCAGCTCGATGCCGCTGTAGTCCAGGCTGACCAGCTTCTTGCCGGGGGGAGCGATGAACGAGGATCGCACGCTGGTGCGCTCGCCGAGCAGGTCGAGGTCGCGCGGGATCTGCTGCAGGTTCGGACCCGTCGACGAGAACCTGCAGGTCTTCGCCGCGCCGATGTTAAACCGGCAGCGCACCCGGTTGTCGTCGTGCATCTGCGCCTTGTCGGCTAGCGTGTCGCCAAAGCTGCTGAGGTACTTCGACATCTTCTTGTAGTCGCGCAGAGCGTCGACCAGCGTCGTGATCGGGTTCTCCCCAAAGTGTCCAAAAAAGTGAGAGCCAATCTTCGACAGCGTGCTGCCGGTCATGGACAGCGTGCCGGTCTTCTCAGTGCGAGGCCACTTCGACAGGATGTTATCGGGCATCTCGCGGGCGAAAAAATCGCTCCACTGCGTGTCGCTGTTAATATTCTTCACTGCAGTGACAGGCACCGTCTCGCGGATTAACTTAACCTTGCTCTCGGAGATCGATGCCCAATGCTCGGCAAGCTGACGGTGGCGGTGGATGTCGACGAGCATGCCGGTGTCCTCCATCTCGATCACCGCCGGCACCATACCGTCGAGCAGCTCCCACGCCTGTAGGTGCAGCTCGTCGGACCTGTCATACCAGTGCTGGAACAAGGCCCAGGTATCGACCGCGTCCTTGAACGCGTAGTCGAGCTGGGATTGGGTCAGCTCAGGCGCGGCCCAGTTGCTGGTCTGCTCGGTTTTATCCATCTCCCGGTCCAAGTCCCACGCCACCACCTGCTTCAGGCTGTAGCGGCCGCCGCCGAGGATGGCGCGGCGCAGGAAACCAACGTCCCGGCACCGTGTTTTCGGGCAGCCGGCGGCGATAAAC